GGTAACACGCTAGTGTTGTTTCAATTTGTTGAAAAACATGGTGAAATGCTTTATAATCTAATAAAGGAAAAGAAAGACAAAGCGTTTTATGTACACGGTGGTACTGATGTGACTGACAGAGAAGCAATACGCGGAATTGTAGAAGGATCAGAAAATGCTATTATCGTTGCAAGCCTTGGGACCTTTTCTACTGGGATTAACATTAGGAACCTCCATAACATTATTTTTGCTAGTCCCTCCAAGTCACAAGTCAAGGTCTTACAGTCAATTGGAAGAGGACTCAGAAAAGCAGACAATGGAGCAGACACGAAACTAATCGATCTGGCTGATGATCTGCAGTGGCAAAGTAAAAAAAATTTTACTCTAACCCATTCGGGTGAGCGTATAAAGATATACAACAAAGAAAAGTTTGATTATGAGATACACAAGGTGAGTATATGAGTGAATTTGCACCAGAAGAACTAGAACATAGCAATCGTATTTTTAAATCGGCGACTCCCAAGTACACACTTGACTGGTACATCAAGTGGGTCGCCTCAATATTGATTCTTGTTTCTCTCACCTTTCGAGCATCTGGTATCGAGTATCATATGTGGGATATGATATTCGGTTGGTTTGGTATCCTAGGATGGACTGTCGTGGGATACCTTTGGAAAGACAGAGCAGTGATTATCCTCAATGCAGTCTCGTTGATATTACTGTCAAGTGGCATATTAAGGGCGATATCATAATGGAAGGACAAATACAGCAAATCAAATTAGCGACAGGTGACGAAATTATTTGTCAAATTGTCGAGTGGGCAGATCAGGGCGGTGGTGTAGAAGTGTTGTTGGTCAGGGATGTACTACAGATGATCCCTGTCGAGTTTTATGATGACTTAGAGCCAGAGAAGGCAACCTACATCCTCAAACCATACCTCACTTATACAGATGACTTGGGTAAGGTTATAGTCATAAATCCAATTGCTACAGTTGCATACGGCGACCCGTCTCCAGCTGTATTGAAACAATACCTAAGTAGTGTAGAGCAAATAAAAGATGCTCTTAAAAAAGAAAATGGCGAAGAGGAGCAAATTGCTTCTATCAAGAACGTGGTGAATTTTCGACCAAAAGGTTCACCAAAGCTGTTGACAGAAGATTGAAAACTTACTCTGTCTGTGTATAATATTATGTTGTAGTTGGAGAGTGGTATGGCCAGAAGAACAAAAGATCATGAACACTATGTTAACAACGCTGATTTCAGTCAAGCAGTTGTAGACTATGTGAGCAGTTGTAACGATGCGGAAAGTGCTGGGGCAAAGACTCCCATCGTTCCTGACTATATCGCGGAGTGTTTCTTAAAGATAGCAGAAGGGTTGTCGCATAAGTCTAACTTTGTGCGCTACACTTACCGTGAAGAAATGGTTATGGACGCAGTTGAAAACTGCCTCAAAGCGATTCAAAACTATGACATAGGTGCAGCTACCAGAGGTGGTCGACCTAATGCGTTTGGTTACTTTACTCAAATCTCATGGTATGCTTTTCTTCGACGCATACAGAAAGAAAAGAAACAACAGGATCTGAAACTCAAGTATCTGGCTGAGTCTGGCATTGAAGAGTTTATGGTCGACCCTGATGAAGACCCTGCTGTCGCGAAAGCAGTACAATCTTTTGTTGATAACTTGCGCCGCCGCATTGATGACGTGAAGGACAAAGACAAACAATTTGATGAGTACAAGAAGCGTACACGCACTCGCGCTTCTAGTGACTCTGACCTCACAAACTTCCTTGGAGACGATCTGAATGAAGATAGCATTACTGAATGACACTCATTGTGGCATTCGTAACTCATCTGACATTTTTATAGATTACCAAGAAAAATTTTATCGCGATGTTTTCTTCCCTTATCTGAGGGAGAATGGCATCAAGCATATTATTCATCTTGGTGATTATTATGAACACCGCAGGTTCATAAACTTCAAAGCACTAAACTCAAATCGAAAGGTATTTCTAGAGCAACTCAGGGATGAAGGCATTACCATGGATATTATTCCAGGTAATCACGACACCTACTTCAAAAATACTAATGAACTAAACTCGCTCAAAGAGTTACTGGGTCATTACATGAATGAAGTGAACATTATAATGAAGCCAACGGTGATTGATTATGATGGAGTAAAGTTTGGGTTTGTCCCTTGGATTTGCCCAGACAATGAGGAAGAGACGCACGAGTTTTTAGATAAATGTTCTGCTGATGTTATAGGCGGGCACTTTGAGTTGAATGGCTTTGACATGATGCGAGGCATACCTTGTACTGATGGTATGACGGACGAGAAACTCAAGCGATTTGAGATGGTTCTGTCTGGCCACTTTCATGCCAAGTCAACCCAAGACAACATCTATTATCTTGGTTCACAGATGGAGTTTTTCTGGAACGACTGCGATGACGCGAAGTATTTCCACGTTCTGGATACCGAAACTCGCGAGCTGACTCCTGTTCGCAATCCCATTACTTTATTTGAACGTATCTACTATGACGATACTGCCACAGACTATCTGGCCATGGACTTAGACCATCTAGACGAAAAGTTTGTTAAAGTCGTCGTTGTGAATAAATCCGATGGGTTCATATTTGAGAATTTCCTTGATAGAGTACAGAGCCGTAACATTCATGAACTCAAGGTACAAGAAGATTTTACTGAGTTTGTCGGTGAAAATGTGAACGTTGAAGAAGTTGATATTGAAGACACAACCAACCTCTTGAACACCTATATTGATAATGTTGAAACCGCATTGGACAAAGAGCGCATCAAAAAAGAAATGTCCAATCTCATGATTGAAGCACAGTCTTTGGAGATTGCATGATTCTTTTCAGAAAGATTCGATTCAAAAACTTTTTATCAACAGGCGATAAATTTATCGAGATCGCTCTAGATAAAAGCGACACTACTCTGATCGTTGGTCAAAACGGATCAGGTAAGTCTACGATGCTCGATGCAATTTCTTTTGCTTTGTTTGGTAAGCCACACCGCAATATCAACAAGCCACAACTGGTCAACTCTATCAATGGTAAGTCTTGCAGGGTTGAGGTTGAGTTTGATATTGGTAACTCGAAGTACAAGGTGGTGCGCGGTATCAAGCCAGTCAAGTTTGAAATCTATCGTGATGGCACTTTGTTAAACCAAAACTCACACAACAAAGAATATCAAAAAATACTCGAGCAAAATATCCTCAAGCTCAACCACAAATCGTTTCATCAGGTGGTCGTGCTAGGGTCATCATCGTTCATCCCTTTCATGCAGCTCGCCGCTCATCACCGTCGTGATGTAATTGAGGATTTGCTAGACATTGGTGTGTTCTCGAAGATGAATGCCCTGCTGAAAGAACGCACGGCTGTATTGAAAGAAAAGCTAAACCAAGTACAGCACTCAATTGCTATCAATGAAACAAAGACTGAGGCGCAAAAGAAATACATCCGTGATATTTCGAAGATGAACCACGATGCAAAGCAAGAGCGAGAATCTGACATACAAAAATATCTTTCTGAAATTGACGACTTGCATCAAAAAACCGCCGAGTCTCAGAAAGTAATTTCAGAAAACAGTCTAGGTCTTCAAGATAAAATGGATCTCGCTCGTGATGCGTTGTATGAACTCAACTCACGCGAAAGCGAGATAAACAATAAGATAAAATCTCTTGTGAAGGAATCGAAGTTTTATGAAGATAACCAAAACTGCCCCACCTGCGAACAAGAGATCGACGAGGGACTCAAAGAAAAGAAACTCTCAGAAGCAAAAACCACAGCGACAGAGCTTCAATCAGATATATCTGAAATTGCGGAGAAACGAATCGAGGCAAACTCAGAACTAGAAATGTGGAGCGAAGTTGTTGATGAAAACAATAAATTGCTGGCAGAAATTGACCGCAACAACAGCCGCGTAACTGCACTCAAAGAAGTCATTGATGAATTGCAAGAGTACATCGACTCTCTTTCTGACCAGCACTCTGATTTGTCGAAAGCAAATGACGACTATGACGAGTTGGTAAAAGAATACCATGAGTTGATGGGCAACAAGAATAGTTTGAGCGACCAGTCTAGTTACAACACAGTCATAGCAGAGATGCTAAAGGATACTGGCATCAAGACCAAGATTGTAAACCAATACCTGCCTGTGATAAATAGTTTAGCGAACCAGTATTTGCAGACTCTAGACTTCTACGTTCACTTTGATCTGGATGGGGCGTTCAAAGAGACAATACGTTCTCGTCACCGCGATATGTTTACATATGAATCGTTCTCTGAAGGAGAGAAGCAAAGAATCGATTTGGCTCTGCTGTTTACTTGGCGCCAAGTTGCAAAGATGAAGAACAGTGTTGCCACTAACCTGCTAATCCTCGACGAGACCTTTGACTCATCTTTGGATGAAGCTGGTGTTGAGAACTTGATGAAGATCATTAACACTCTTGACAAAGGCACTAATGTATTCATCATCAGCCATAAGGGAGAAATGCTGGACGGTAAGTTTAAGTCGAAAGTTGAGTTTTGGAAAGAAAAGAATTTCACTAGGATGAAAGCAGCATGAACACCAACTCAATAGTCGTGAACAGCTTTGTTAGTGAAAGCGTTGCAGCTAAACATGCTAAACGTATGGATCACTATCACAAAGATGCGAACTATATGAAAGACGATCCGCAGGCACCTAACTCGTTTTCATGGTATTGCCTGCACTACGATTTGCTAGAGGATTGTCTTGATCCAATGTGCCAAATCACTGGCTTAGACTTAGAGCCCACCTATGATTACAGCAGACTTTATGTAAAAAATGAAATCTTAAAGAAACATACAGACCGACCATCTTGCGAAGTTAGTGTTACTTTGAACCTTAAAAATGTAGGTGAAGGATGGGAGTTTTGTTGGACTGGTGGATCTAAACTGATGACTCCTGGCGATGCTGTAATATACAAAGGGTGTGACCTTGAGCATTGGCGCGACCCCAATCCTAGTGATTTTGTCTATCAAGTTTTTTTACATTACGTTCGCGCGGACGGTCCATATAAAGATCGTGCATATGAATATCTCAGACGCAAACCGTCGCATATGCGCAAGGAATTAGGGAAGGAAACTATCCCTTGACAACTCCCTCAGTATCAGTAAAATAATCTTATAGTTTGGAGAACCTACATGACTGAGATTATCACAGCACCCATCAAATACAACTGCGAGGATAAAGTCGGCACCTATATGGAGGAGTCGGATTATGATATTCTGGTTGATTTTGATTGTGATTTTTATGCGCCTCTTGAGGATGTGACTGGGGCTGAGAACAGCGAAGCGAATATCATTTTCAAGTATCGTAAAAATGTTTTCACAGAGGCAGAACAACTTGGTGCGTATGAAGGACTGGTTGGTGCCGCCTTGCCTACACAAAACCGTGGACTCGCCGCTGGTCCTCGAGGCGATAAGTGTGGCGGTCGCGATTATGTGACACTGGACCAATCTGAAATACTGGATTATTATATCGACCCAGATAAAGGATCTCTGTTTGAAGAGGATGATCCCGTCAGTGCTATCATTGAAAAGTATAGGACTGCGCCAAAAGAAGACACTCGCGGAATAGTTTGGTTGCGTAGTAAGATCACCGACGCTGGTTACAATTACGAAACCTTCTTTGAAGATAAAATGGAAGAACTGAAGCACATGCCAAAAGATGTCGCTTCTACTCATGCAGCTACCATTAAAAAGAATTACATCTCAGATACCACCTATGCGAACCAAGTGTTGTCGGGCATTGCTGGCTTCTTTGATCGCTATCCGCGCATCCCATACGGTCGCGCCACCTCATACACTGAGGAGAATTACGAACTGTATACCAAGTGCTTCCCGTTCATGACCAAACTTGCGGATAAGTTTGCTGAACTGTTGCCTTTTCGCTATACAGCCCAGCAAGATTGCGCTGAAAAACTCGATCCAAAATTTCTAGTCGGTGAAGGTAAAACACCATTCACGACAATTACTGTTAACAAGAATTTTCGTACAGCCGCTCACCGTGATGCTGGCGATTTGACCGAAGGGTTCTCGAACCTGACTGTTGTTGCGAAAGATAAAGAGTGGGAAGGTGGTTATCTAGTTTTGCCTGAGTATCGAGTTGCTGTTAACATACGTCCTGGAGACTTATTATTAATCAATAACCATGAAGGTATCCATGGCAATACTGAAATGAGACCACCAGCTGGTAAGACCATTGAAGAAATGGAGCGAATCTCTCTGGTTTGTTACTTCAGAGAAAAGATGCTTGAGTTGGGTGACAAAAAGTATGAGGATTGTCGCCGCAATTTTGTCGACAGTCGTAGACTAAACAAGGAACACGCTCTCTGGAAAGAACGATGGAATGGTGTCTCGCCTGATATGTGGAAGGGTCAAGAGTGGTATGACTATCTGTCCGAAACTCTAGGCGAGAGCTATACTAGAAAATATCATCCTGAGTCGTTTGAAAAGGGATCATTGGAGGAGTTCTTTGGATGAAAATATTATTGACAGGCGGTGAAGGATTTATCGGTCGCAACTTCTACAAGTTGTACAACGGCAAGTATGACATTGACGACTGTAGAGAGGACATTCGATCTATAGTGCTACCCATGTTTGATTATGACATGGTGGTACACCTCGCCGCCTATGCTGGTGTTCGTCGTTCGCATGAAATTCCTGATGAGTTTTGGGACAACAATGTAAATGGGTCGCGAAATATCTTCCGTGGTGCTGAAAATGCGAGAGTGCCAGTCATCTATGCTTCATCCTCCTCGATCTATGAGTGGTGGCTGTCACCTTATGCTACCACCAAGAAAGTCTGCGAAGAAATAGCAGGCATCGATACTCTTGGTCTCAGGTTTCATACAGTATATGGGGACGACTCTCGCCCCGACATGTTGTATGATATGCTCCTGAACCGCAAAGTCGATTATCTTACAGATCATATCCGTGATTGGACTCACGTCGAAGACGTTTGTTCTGCAATTGATATTTGTATTCAAAACTTTTACAAGATCGACCTTCCAGCCATCGATGTTGGTAATGGCAAACCAGTCAGCGTTGTTGACATGGCAGAAAAGGTATGGCCAGGAAACAACTTGCCTTTGCGTGATGTAACAGGTGAGCGAACTTCTACTTGTGCTGACCCTGCTGTGTTGTCTCAACTAGGTTGGGTTCCGAAGCACCATATACTGGGCGACTTTTAATGTGCGGAGTGATTGGCGTCAGTTTACGTGGCGTCTCTGAAAGTGACCTTGAGCTCGTAGAGCGAGTCTTTCATGAGTCGATGATTCGTGGCAAGCATGCAACTGGCGTCACGTGGGTCCAGAATGATAGACTGCATACCATCAAAGAGCCAGCACCTGTTGATGTATATTTTAAAACCAATTCAATGGAGAGGTTTTATGACAAAGAAAAAGACAGGCTGGTCTTGATTGGACATATTCGTTACTCAACCTCCGACCTTCGACACAACCAGCCATTTGCAAATGATCGGCTCGCGATCGCACATAATGGTGTTATCTCTCAGGAGCCAGTCGAGACATGGCCATACAAAACTGAGACAGCTAATGACTCTGAGTTAATACTTCGATGCTTCGAGCATCATCACCATCCGCTCGTGGAATTCAAACATAAGAGTATGGCGGTGTGCGTGGTTGGCAAGACAGGTCAGCTCTGTGCTTTTCGTAATCACGAACGACCGTTATGGATTAGTCGTTTAGATAATGGATATATTTTTACCTCTACAAAAGACATTGCTATCCGCAGTGGGTTGAAAGATCCGCAGAAGTGCGATAGAATGATTGTATATCGAATTGGCCAAGCAGGAACTTTAACTGTCAATGACTTCTTCAAAGACAACTCGCTTAACGACCTACAACCAGAGTCAAATAGAATCGCTAATTGGTTCGCTGCCTGAGGGCAAGAATACCAAGTTCCTCAAGTCGTCGCACAACTTGTGGTATCGGTTCAAGAACTATGACAAGCACCCACCATTTGTGCTGGAAGATAACGACGAGCCAGTGGCTTTGGTGTTTATTACATTCAGCCTCCGAACCAAATATGCCAACCTGTATGAGATCGTTACAGTTGAAGGTATGGAAGGGAATGGCTATGCCTCTGAAGTATACTGGCGAGTTATGGAAACCGCATATGAAAGAGGCATGCAACGTCTGAAGATGTCATGCACCCCATCCTCTGTAACTTGGCACAAGCGCAACGGTACAATATTTTGGGCGGTCGACCCTTCTGGTTCCCTGCGCTGTGATG